AGGCAACAAGCGCGGAGGGAGGTTGCGCTTTGCGTCCTCATTGCCATCGCGATTAACGTCCTGTTTTTCGGAGTCGCGGCATGTTTGTAGTCGAGACGCGAAACGCGCGGCATGAGTGCAAGACGCTTTATGCGGCGACAATGCTGGCGAAATCATGCCCCTCTCCGGTGCTAGTCCGGACAAAAGAGGGGGAGGTTAGGCTGTTTCGTCTTCAAGGCTACGGACCGCTGACGCCTCCAAGGCGTTAGCGGGGATCGTGAGATCCGCTCCCTCCAGACGCTCGTTCACAAGCTGAATGAGAACCTGGTTGCTCTGGTCCTCGCCTTGCAAATCGCCTGCGAGGCGGCTATCCAATTCAATAGCCTTCAACTTGTCGGATACTTTAGGTCCGGCAAGCGTCATCTTCCCATCCCCGTCCACGCTAACGGAAGCCAGCGCAGATTCTGCGTCGATGTCGTTCGGGGTTGCCCGGACGATGCTGGCCAAAGCTGTTCGGCGCTCCACAAGGGTCATCTGCGCGTTCCTCAAGTGTAATTCGCGGATTTGCTCCAAGTAAGCCTGCACACGGGGACGCCTCTCAATTAAAGCCCCCTTCGCCTGCGCGTGCTTGGTCTTTAGCTTCGCATAACCTGCGGCGTGATACGACTTCGCCATGCTCATGCCGGTGGCCCTCGCTTGCGCGTAAAGCCTCTCGCGTTCCGTTAATTCATCGCCTCTTTTTCTCATGTTCTTTAGCGGCAACCTTTAGCGAATGAATCTCATCTTGCAAGCGATTTATTAACCGCTTCAAGGATTCAATTGTTTCGAGACACTCTTTTTTGGAATAAATGGCACTCATCGAAAGATTTTCCTCAACGCGTCTTCCGTGTCTTCGTTTAATACTTCCTCCTCTTTCATTTGAATAAGGAAACCTCTGATTTCTTCCTTAGCCTCCTCGGTTAGTTTCGGGTAAGCCTTCGCAAGACTCACGGCGAAATGATGCGCGGCCATGCTTGGCTCGACCATGATGCCCTTGACAGCGGCAACCAGCAGCGCCTCCGCTCCTCCGAATTCCTTGAGCCAGGCAGAGGCAGGCTTCTCCAATTTTTGAAGAGGCTCCTTGCCCTTTTCCATGCGGACGTGGGAGCGTGCCTCCGATCCTGACCATCCCTCTTTGCGTGCTTTGTCCAAAAGCTCGCGGATTTTACCGGAATTTTCCTCCTCGTCGTCGGAAAACTTCGCTGTTGCGATCTCCAAAGCAACTGTGGGTGAGATTTCGTGCCGTTGGTGGGCCGGAATACGTTGTGCGGTGCGGTGCCAATTGGATACCGCAGAATATGACATCTTTAGGCTCGCTGCGATTTGATGCACGACGTTCTCGTGCCCCATGCGAAGCAGCGCAGAGATGCCGTCTCCTGCGAGCCACATCCCTTTGCTGGACATATCCACGCCCAGCCCAATAGCCGCAGCGTAGTCCTCCGGTTCGGGGATAGTCCCCTCGCGGGGTTCAAACTGCGTCATAAACTCCCCAAAGTCAAACCTTTGCGAGAGCTTGGAATAAGCGTTGTCGAGGCGGGAGTTGACGGCGGCAGCAAGGATGCTCTCCTCGCTGCCGCTTGAGGACACAAGCTCCAATTCCAACTTGTCCGTCTCCCCGTCCGTAAATTCTACGATCTGGTGGAATTCCTCCACCAGATCGCATTGCTCTTTCGGCGTCTCTTCGTCCAACTCTTGGTCTTCCTCATACAACCGCATGAGGGAGAGCGTTGTTTTGCGATCAACCCCGTGCTTGGAACCCAATAAATCTGCAAGTTCCTTGCGGGAGACCTCCTGTTTTCCAAGATTAAAGCGCGACCTCATTTGGCTTCACCTCGATGCTGGATTCCTCGATGGTTTTCCCTTCGCGTTTTGCTCGGGCCTCGTCGATCTTGCTCCAGTCCAAAGGAATCTTTGATCCCGGAGCATAGTGTGCGCCTAAAGGGTGAATGAACGGTGTGCTTATTGGCATTTGATATTGAATAAAGAAGTGTTCTACAATCTGTCGCACAAGCGTTGACTTGCTTTTCTGGTAGCTATCAGCCACCAGATTCAGCCTGTCGTTCAGGTCGTGCGGGATAATTACGCCGATTGTAACTGTCCCGTGCGGATTCTTTAAGCCCAAGTGGGTTTTGCTTTTTACTGGCATGACTCGCATTCCTCCTTGCTATCGCATGATTCTTGGACCTCGACCTTCTCATTTTTAAAGTCCTCGTCGATTGATTTATCCATTTCCTTCGACTCCACGGAGCGCACCTCCGGGTCCGGAACTGTCAGAATGTGACAGTTTACCGCATTTCCAAAGGTGGAAATCGTCGCCAGCGTCGATTCAACGGAGTGATGTGTGCTGTGGTAGACAGCCTTATTCGCCTTCCGGTCAATGATATACAGGAGTTCCATTAGAATGCCTCCTCTTCTTTTTTGTAAGGCTTGTTGACCTTCAGCGAGAGGAATTTATTCCCAGACTTTGCAGTCCTCTCCCAACCAGCGATCTCCCATTCGGCTCCATCAATGTTGATGTTGCCCTTGAAGTCGGGGTGTTTCTCTGACTTCTTGTTGTTTTTGAACAAGACTCCCTTGTTTGTGTTGTCGTATTGTTGTTCTGACATATCTTCCTTTCTTTTTTTGGGTTACATGGTTTCAAACTTCGCCTCGGCAATCTTCCGCTTGGTGTCCTCCCAATTGGTGAGGAACTTTTCGGCGGTCTTTTCCTTCATGGCGAAGAAGTTATTTGCGTTCTGGGGGATGATCTTCAAGTGGCGCATGTAGGACATGAACTCCTGCGGCGTAACCTCCTGCTCTGCAAGAGCCATAAGAAGCTCGCTGACTTTCTTGCCTTCCCGCTGCTCGTTTGCGGGACTTTCCTTGGTTCCCGCTGTATCCGCATTCGCTGGAGCTTTCGGTGCCTCTGCTGGCTTTGTGGGCGCATTGCTGGGCTTGCTAGGAGCCTTGCCCTGCGGCCTACCCATCGCAGCCTCTCCGTCATCGTCATCCGGACATGCCATCACCATAGCTTGCAAGGCGTAACGTCTAGCATAGGAGATGAGGCTGCCGATGCCTTGCGGGTCTTCCTTCGCTGGCTTCATGCGGGTTGTGGAGCGCAGCCATTGACCGGAGGAGTGCATGATTTGCGTCTGCACAAAATACCCGTGTTCGTCCGATCCCGGCATCTGCACAAGAGCCAATCCGTTCTGCGTGAGTGAGGGTTTAACGGCCTCCCACACGTTCGCAAGAGTTGCGTAGGAAGACTTGAAGTAAGGATTTGCTGCGTCTTTATGAACGCTGCCCATTTCAGCCTGCGCTTTTGCAAGTGCGGCTGCGAGTTCGTTGATGTTGTCGCTTTGTGTGTTCATGTGTTTGCTTTCTTGGATTTGTTGAATTCGCTTCTGTAGAATCTGACATCCGCCAAGAGAACTTGGTTGGATTCAGACATCTCTTCAGCCCTCTGTTTCTCTTCATCTCTCTCTTTCTTGAGGATCGCCATGCTTTTGACGGATTCCTGCAAGAAAATTTCCAAACTGCGGTTAACAGCCTCCAACTCGGCGATCTTGTTCTGTGCCTTGTTGTATTTATCTTCGTAATACATCGCCCGCTCTTTGTGGAGGTCGATGAGGTTGCTTTGGGATTCCAGTAGTGCGCTCATGCTTGTGGTTTGTAGTTGTTGGCGTGTTGCCAAAGTGCAACGACGTGCTTAAATGCGTCGAATTCCTTGGCGAGAGTTTCTTCGTCGTAGAATGCCTCGCCGATACGGCCAGGCTCTGTTGTGGAGATGTAGAGATTCACCCCGCGAGGTGCGTTGACGATGTTTGCGTATGCCGCGATCTGTATGGGTTCTTTGCTCCACGGCTTGATGTCGTAGTCCGGTTTTGTCTTGCGGCTTTTTAGGTCGAGGACATGAAGGGTGCCGTCAACTTCAACCAATGCGTCGGTTGTTCCTGCGTAGCCAAGTTCAGCATTCACTAACCTCAATTCATGCTTTAGGAACTTTACTTTATGTTTTTCAGCCCATTCTTTAATTGGGGAAATGTAAGTTTCCATTTCAGGGCTGTATGGCAAGCCTTGGAAACAATTCTCAAACGCTGCGTGGATGCGTGTGCCGAGGTCGGCTGCATCGTCAACCTGTTGGAACGCATCCTGCATGATGCGGGAGCAGTAATCATCGTCACTCTCCCCCCCATGTCGGGGGAGGGTGAGTGAAGCAAGGAGGACTTGCTGTTGCTTCCAGCGATCAAGCTCTGGGGCTGCGAGGACTCGCATTACCGTGGTGACTGAAGGATAAAGATTGTCCTTCCTAGCATCACGCAGGGTTGTCTTTCGCTCTTTGCCGTTCTTGCCCATGACTGTGTGGCGAGCGTTGCCGTCACGGTCATACCAATGGCCTGCTGTTGTGTTCATGTCGAGTGCAAGGTAGATGCTGGCCGCAAGACCGTCAAGCAGTTTTTTTCAAAAATTTTCAACATCTTCTTCGGTGTCGATCTCTTGCTTTAGGTTGTTGAAAACAAAAGGTTTCTCGTCTCGCTGATTTCCTCCCTCCAGAAACTCGTCGATGAATTTTTGCGGAATCATGGAAGTGTGTCTGCGTTTTTCCCACGGTCTTGTGGCTTGCAACCAAGACCAGAACTCTTCCTCCCTGCCGTCAAGTGGGGAAGGCTCCGATTGTTCTTCCTTTACCTCGTCTTCCCACCGTCTACCGTTGATCCACGTTGCCGGGTGCGGAATGTATTTGGGATCGTTCCACTCTTGCTTTGCACGCTCAAGTGCGGGGAGAACTTCGTCGAGGTTCGGTCGATGCTTCTCCCAAGCGCGGCGGGCGTTGTGCTTCGAAACCTTGCGGGGGTAGGCTTGCCAGAAGGTTAGGAATTCTTCCAGCACGGCGGTGTCGTTTTTTTTGTTGGGGGGTGCGGATTTTTCCGATTCGGGATTTTCCCGAGTCGGGGGGGGTAGCTGCTTGGGTTGTGAGTGGTTGTGAGTATTATCTGAAGTAATCTCTACAGTAATCTCTGGTATTGCTTCCGCACCTTGCGGAATTGATTCCGCATTTTGCGTTTTCCATTCCGCATTTTGCGTTTTCCATTCCGCATTTTGCGGAATGCATTCCGCATTTTGCGGTAGATCATCTAACTGGAAGTCGGTGAACTGGATACCGATTTCCTTCATCAGTCGGCGCAACACAAGGAGGTCAACCCGATACTGGATCGTTCTGTCGTATTTGAATTTTGGATTCCTCCGCTTCGTCAAGATTCCGCGCTTCAGCAACCCATTGAATGCCCTCTGCACCGTGTCTTCGGACAAAGAATGGAATAGCTCTTCGCTCATTTGTCTTGCGGATTTCCATATCCATCCGCGCAAATAGTCCTTCTGCTGCTGATTGTGTTCAGCCAACCGCTTATTTTCTTCAAGAATCAGTTCGTTGAGATCATCTATGCGTTCCGTCCAATACAGCATCTGTGCAAGCACAAGTGATTGGTTCGTGTCTTTCGTGAGGAGCATCAGGTCTTCGCGCAACGGAACAACACGCATTTTCTTGAAGAGCCTGCTAGGGATTTTTACTGGATTCATTATCTTGAGGGGCCGCGCCCCCTTACCGACCAGAAAACCGGCGAACTGACGGGTGAAGAATTATCGGTAAGGGAGCCGCGATTTGTTTTTATTGTTCAATTTACTTTTTCTGTTTTACGTCTGTTCTTCACGCAGACGGTTGTATCGCTACAACGGTTGAGAACTCTACACCTTGGAAATGTAGGGTTCAAGGATTATTTATTGTTCTCCAATACCCATCAGGAAGTTTCTTCCTCATGGGTAGCGACTTCACCGCATCCCGAACATCGTTCTCAAATACTCGATAGACGCCGTGCTGCTGACGGGTCCGCTGAACCCTTCGATTTCCCCTTCAGGCTCACCCTCGTTGAAGGCGATGTCCCATGTCGTATCGAACATCTTCCGTAGCCCTCGCGGCGAGATGTGGATCGTCTTCTCTCCTGCAAAAGAAGGGTTCTTCTGCACGTAAATCTCCCACAATTCACTCTTCTTCATTGTTTTGTATTTGGTGTAGGGCATACACGGCGACCGCCATAGCAGCCCACGTATGCGACTTGATGCCGTAGGTTGGTCCCGGCTTCTTCTTTGTGCCCTGCTCGCCGATTCTTTCGAGGAGCGAGAGGCGAATATCTTTATCCTTGGAGCGCATGGTCCCGCACAAGTGCATTTTGATATCTTTTCGGTAGCATAACAAAGGCTCCTTGCGGGAAACCTCGCAGAATCTACCAACCCACAGACAAGTATTGAAGACGCTTGCGCCCACCGCCATACCGTAGGATGCCAGCATCTCAATAGCAACGTGCGTGTATTCCCTGCCGGTGAGCAGTTGACGCATCTCCCAATTCGACACATGACCGTGGTCGATGATCTTGCGTCCGTTCCATTGCACGAACGCAGACTTCTCCGGGCCAGGGTCTATTGCGAAGATTGTCATACGGCAATGTATCCCATTTCCCGCGCCCACTTGCCATTGCTCTCTACTTTGCGGTGGCAATCGAAGCACAGCGCCATCCACGTTTCGGTTCTGTTCAGGTTCGGCCCACGCCTTGCCTTGTGGTGGATTTGGTTCGGCGGGACGTTGCCGCAAATCTCGCACACCGGATGCCGACCGATGAACTGGACGCGGAGTTTGGAGTAAACGTCAAGCTCCGCCTTCAGCTTCTTGCTGACTCTGTTCAGAGCTTTGAACGACTTCAGCGTTGCCTTTGACTTTAGTGGTTTTCTTCTTTTCACGCGCATCCAATCCCAATTCTTGTGCCTGCTTCAGCACGCTTGTTACGTGACGATCCCGCTTGCCCGTGGCAGCGATGACATACAGCTTCCTTGCGACTTCGCGCAGCTTCTCGTCTTTCATGTATTATTCTCCACACAACGGGCAAAGGTTGAAGTCCGGCTGCATTCTCTTTCGCGCTTGCTCGCATTGGACGAGTGCAACCGCAAAGAAAACCAACACAAAGAAAAGGACGCAGATGCCCAACATGTCAATCTTCACGCGGCGCATTCCTCTTCCCTCCCGTATTCTACTTCATCGCTGCCGAGGTAGGCGTAAGGCGACTCTTGTGGTGGTGTGTGGCGAGCATCCATGACGAGGTAATCGTCCGCTGCCTTCTGCCACTTGTCCGGTTGATCGTCTTTGTCAACGGTCAAGGAGTAGAGTTCCGTAGCGATCTTGCGCCACGCAAATGCTTGTTCTTTCCAGTTCTCGTTCATTTGTTGAGTAGTCTTTCTGCGTAATCTGTTAGTTTGATGTTTTCGGCCTTGATGACCTTGGGTTCTTTTGGTTTCCGTGCGGCAGGCTTCTTTACCCCTGCGCCCTGCTTGGCACGCTTTTTGCTGGTGATCCTACGGAGCCTGGTGAGTTCCTTCTTCATTGCGACGAAGTCCTCGCCCTGCATTTCGTAGAATGTGATTCTATGTCCGCACTTCTTCTTTTGGCAAGCTCGCCTACGAACAATCGCCGGGTGGGTTTCGGCCTTTCCGGTGGCAACAGTCCACATCGGTGAGCCGCAAATCGGGCACTTGATTCCCATATCAACGCCCCCCTTTATTGGACTCCAATAACGCCCGGAGGTATCGCACCTCTTCGTGCAGCGCCTCATTCTCTTGGCGTAGCAACTCGTAGGGCGGTAGCTCTGGCTCCTCGTCCTCAAGCCTCCGCATGGGGCGCGGGAAGGATTCTTCGATGTCTGCTAGGTATGTTTGTTCGTCGATTGCGTTCATGTTCAAAAAAAATTTGACACACGGCAGGGATTCGTGCAACTGTTTTCTCGATGAACGCAACATTCACACACTCGGGCTGCGAGGTTCGCATCCAAAACAACAAGCTCCGCATCACCAACGCGGACGGGGAATGGTTATCCATGACATTCGACACAATCGGCACAGACGAGGATGTCGAAAGGTTCGCAAAGGAGCGGGCGGAGTTCTTCGCTATGGGTGATAGGAGGTCAAAATGAACAACCACCTCTACAAGCTGATCGACAACCTGGAATCAGAGTTGCAAGAGACCCGCAAACGCCTCGCCGACGAGATCAAAATCTCCCGCAGCAGTGATCGCGCCAACGCGGTCTACTGCCAACTTTTGATCGACACGGTTGACCAACTCAAAATGGAGAACGACGCCTACCGTGACGCAGCGGCGAGAATCAATCGGGAAAATGAATAAAAAAACCAAAGCAATCGACTTCTTCGATGTAGACGATCTTATCCACTCCTCGTTCCGCTACTACCTAGGCAGGCGGACGATAGCAACCTGTGCTTTCGCTAGAGACT